TCACCATAAACCATTCTTCTAGGAACAGTTGGTTGTTTTATCATTTGTGTTCTGTTTACTGATTGGGTTGAAAAATCAGCAAAACTAGGTAATTTTGGTTTTGGTGCTAAAGATTGCATTGCTGCAGATGCTGCGGCTGAAATTACATATGCTTTAGCTGCAAATAACATTGTGCCACCTGCTGCTGCAATAACTGCTGCAGGTGCAAAATAAACTGCTGCAGCAACTGTGATTAATGTTGCAGGATTTGTAATAGCTTTAACAAAATTTTTAAAAAATCCCATTAACTACCCCATACAATTTCTTTATTTTGCAAATCAGCAATAAATTCTAATCCTTTATCTGTTGGGTAATCTATTTTTTGATCTTCAGATGTATATCTTCTTTCTCTACTTCTTTCTAAATCAATTAAGCGACTTTCAGCAGTTAAACTTATATTTGCAGTATCACCACTATCTTCAATACCCATTGTGTCCATTCGACCACTAAATATTAAATAAGGATCGGCAACGACTGCACCATTAGCATCTAAAACTCCTAAATATAACTTTGCAGGTCTGCCTTGATATGTTTCATTTAAAGCACTTGATATTAAATCAGATGGAATTCCAGATAATGTTACGTTAATTCCATTAGCTTGTATTTCAGCAGTTTCACTTATTTGAGAAACATTAAGAAAATCGCCACTACCAATGAAAGTTGTGCCACCAAAAGTAATATTTCCATAACCTGTCCAACAAACAAAATTGCCTCCATCAAATGCTAAATCAACTGCTAAAAATGGTGATAAATTATCGCTTTCTAATATTGTGTTTACTGCACTTGTTATATCTCTGCTCATATTGCTTCAGATGCTCCAAATGATAAAGAATAAAATCCATCTGTACTAATTGCCCAATTATGTGTTGGCGTTGTTAATCTAAATAAACCAACTGCACTTGATACAACTACTGTTGCTCCATCAGATGGTGATGATCTTAAATTAGGATAAATTGTTAAAGCAACTTCACCAGAGCCATTACTATCTGCATCATCTAAAACTTTATATAATCTTGCATTAGAAGTTGTGCCTAATTGAATATAATCACCTGCTTTTAAATAACCAGTTTGACTTGTTGGAACTCCATCAATATTTAAAGTATCTCCAGTTTGACTTGCTCCATTAACTACTGGTGTTCCTGCAGAACTAGATGCAGTTCCTCTAGGTGTTGCACTATTTGGATCACCTAATAAAAATGTTCCATATTGACCATATAGCTTAATAAAAAATGTGTTCCAAACTTCTGCATTTGCTCTAGACATAGGTGGCAATGTTATATCAGCTTCAAATCTTTGACCGGGATTTTTAAATATTTGTTGCTCATAAGTAAAAGGAGATTGAGTTGCACCTATTGAATTTCTGACAATAAAATTAACAGTTTGAACTCCTGTAACTGTTGGTAATGTTAATGGATATGTTATTGCCATCTTTTATGCTCCAAATGCTGATCCGAATTGTCCACCTCTACGTCTAGCATCATAAACTGCACCTTTTGCAGCTTCTGCTATTTGTGGCAACATTCCTAAAACTTCTGTTCTAACTGTTTGTGCAACTCCAGTACTTAGGTTAATTGTCTGGTTAACAACAACTCCACCACCACCCATAGCATCATTAGGAACTATTGCACCATTTCTATTAGGCACAAATAACTCTGCACCTCTTTCTCCTACCATATATGGTCTACCTCTTTGCACAGAACCACCTATTGCTCTAGCACCTACAACAGAACCACCCTCGACTCCACTACCAACTACAGGCGCACCAAATGCACCAGATATTGCTTTTGTTGCTATTCCAAATAATTGATCTGTTATATATTTTCTTATTGCCATTCTAATTAAATCAGAAATTATTGAATTTGCCATATCTCTAAAAGCATCTTTAGCTTTTACAGTTCCTTGAATTAATCCCATTAAACTATCTGTCATTCTATCAGTTGCACTTTTAGCAACTCCAATAAATGCTTTTTCTGTATCATTTAAAACTGTTTTTAATGGTTTTAATTCTTCTTTTACTCTTGCAAATCCTTGAACATTAATTCTTAAAGGTTCGTTAACTTTTTTAATTGATTCTCCCACATTATCATAACTAGAAACAATTTCTCTTAATCTTCTAGTAATATCTTTGCCAAATGTAACCTCATCAATTTTTGGAAAAACTTTAATTACTTCTCCAATTTTATTAAATGAATCAATAAAAAAATTAACAAAATCTCTAGCACCATCAATGGCAACTGCAAACCCTGTTAAAATACTTGTTGTTAGAAATCTAGCTAATCTTGATAAAGGTGGTAAAACAAATGATGTTATTGATTGACCAATACTACTAAAAGTTCTGCCTAATTTATCAAATAAATCATTAGCTTGTTCAACTGCTTTTGCATCTTCTTGAGTAAGTTGAAATGTTACAGAATTAAATTCATCTCTTAATTTTTTTAGTTCTGATGAACCTGCTTGTAATGTATTAACTAAATTAACACCAGACCTACCAAATAAATCAAATGCAATTCTAACTTTATCTGCAGGGTCTTTTATTCCACTTAAACGATCTGAAACTTCATTTAATAATTCATTAGTTGGCTTTAATGCGCCATCTGTATCAGTTACACTTATTCCTAATGCTTCAAATGCCTTAACACCAACACCTAATCCAGTAGATGCTTCTGATATACTTCTAGAAAATCTAGTTAAACCTTTTTCTAATTCTTCAGAACTAGCACCAGTTTGACTTGCTGCAAATTGTAATGTTTGGATTTGATTAACTGTTAGACCTAAACGACTAGATGCTTTAGCTAGATTATCAATTTGTGTTGCAAATTGTTTTAATGCAACTGTTGCACCTAAACCAATTAAGGCAGTTTTAACATTAGCAACTGATCTACCAATTCTGCTTAACCCACCTCTAACACTTGCAAATGCTTGTCTTGTTTTGTCTACTGCTGATAAGGTAACTTTAAGATTTTGGTCTGCCATCTTCTACTGCCTTAAAATATGCTTGCCATTCATTTATATCTGATAAAGTCAAATGTTCAACTTCATCAACTGTTTTGTGTAAGCGATCTGCCAAAGCTAATAAATTAAACCTTAACAAATCGCTTTTTAGTTTTTTTCTTGTTCCTCTACAGAAACAATATCACCAAACATTTTTGCCGATAATTCTGCAATTATGTTTACTTTTTCACTCATTAAAAATGGTTTATCTGCTATTGTAAATGCTTTTTCACCATCTTTGGTTTCAGCTTTTTCAATTATTAAATCTACCATTCCATCTACAGTCATATCATTTAGAAAGTTTTTATGCTTTCTCTGCAACTTATTAATATCACCTGCAGTTATAGCACTAGCATATAAAATTAATGGAGCATTATTTTCACCCCATTCTGGAACTTCAATAGTTCTTTTTTCTTTTATACGTCTAGATGCAATCTGTTCACCTAATGACATTAATCACCTCTAAACAGTTGCAGCAGTAAGCGCACCAGAACCTTGCAATGTAAAAGATGCTTCAACCATACCATCAAATGATGATGTAATTGTTCTTCCTGTTACGATTGCAGTTCCAGAATAATAAGTGTCACCACTTGTTGCACCCTCTGGATAGACTGCTAAAGTTACAGATGAACCAACTGCAAATGATACTTGACCATTTGTATCTGTTTCATCCCAGAATACATCTACAGAACCACTAAATGTTTTTAATCCTGTTAGATATGTTCTTGAAGTGTCACCCATTGTTGTATCTTCAATGGTATCTGCACTTTCTTCTAAACTAAAAGAACGAATTTCAGCGATTTCATTTGCACCACTTTTAACTGTTCCCTCTGATCCTGCGTGTGTTGCCATTTTTATCTCCTTTTAAGCTGCAGTTTCTACGTCATTTTCTAAGGTTCTATAAATTACCTCAACTGTAAAGCGACCTATGGCAATAGGTTGTTCACCATCACCACTATAGTCACTTTCAAAAGATGTTACTTGTGTATCTTTCGCAAGACTTCCAAACGTAACATCTGATGCAATAGCTTCTTCAACTTCTACTGCAATCGTGTCAAGTGTATTGTCATAGTTGCTTGTCGCTTTAACATATGCTTCAACACCAATTTCTAAAACCCTATTTATTGATCTAGGTCTTGTTAATGTATCAAAAGTTGTAACTTCTGACTTTGTAAATATACATAATCCCGGAAGATTATTACTTTCTAATGGATATATTCTTGATCTAAAAACATTTGTTCCTGTAGTTGTTAGATTAGTCAACCTTGTAACCATAGCATCTCTAATTTGATTCCTTAAATGTGCCACTAGTTTTTCTCTAATACAAAAGTTGTCATTCCAGTTCCATCATCTTGAACAATCCTAATTGTATAAGCCACACCTAAAATTGTTATAGCATCACCCTCTGTAGCACTAGAAACATCATCAGTTCTACATAAAAATCGAGGTTGCTGAATTGCAACTCCCACACTACCACCTGCATCAACCTCTATAAATTCGTTATCAAATATACCAGTTATATTAGCAGCAGAACCACCTTGAACAGTATAGCTTGCAGTAGTTCCAAAATCATCTACTTCTAAGAATAATAATCGATCTGCTGCACTTTCAACTGCCATTACTCATCCTCTGGTGTTTCTAATGCTTTAACTGCTCTGTTAATAATACTTTTTTTAGTTTTTTTTGCTTTAGCTTCTTCTGCGAAACCTCTAGCAATTAACTTGTTTGCAATTCTATCATCAATGTCATGTTCTTCACCTGCAAACATATTACCATTTGTTCCGATATAACATTTTTCTAAAATTTTAATTTTCATAAATACCTCGTAATAGTTAATGGGAGTGATCCGAAAACCACTCCCAATTTATTATGCTAATTAAGCAGTTGAGATTTCATCTGTCTTAGCAAATGATATTGCATTTCTTAATGCAACGTCAACTTCTTGCATAACACTTATAGTCACATCACCAGACTTTGAACCAGAATATGGGTCAACTATGATTGATGGTGCGCCAAATAATCCCACCATTAATTGTGAGAAGTCACCAAAGATCATTGCTGATGCATCTGATCCACCATCACCCGGGTCTAGGTCTGATGGTACATTGTTAGTAAACTCTGCCTTGTAACCATAAATAGCATTCCAAGGGTCATTCAATAACATTACACTATCAGAAGATGCAACTCTAACAGTATTAGCCATTTTAGCTTTTACTTTAGGGTTTGTTAAGAAACCTAATGTGTTTGCATTCACAACTCCATTATCTTCTTCAACTAACTTAACAAGGTCTGTTATATCTGCCCAAGTTAAGGCTGCAACGTCTGTACCTGCAGAAATATCTAAATTATTCACATCTGAATTGTTTAGAATTCCAGTTGGTTGTCCAGAAGAACCAGAACCATTTATTGCATGATATTCAATCTTATCAGCAATAGAACGTAAAAGGTCATCTTGAACAATCTGCTCGATTGCAGGAACACTTTCTAACATTAATAATCTAGACATAGTTGCGAATGCACCTAATGTTCTAGGTTGTAATGTTACACCTGCATCTGTTGGACTTTGATCTGAAACATCTGCTGCTTCTTCAACAAATCCTGCTGATGCACCTGTTGCAATTTTAGGTATTCTAATTCTATTAGTTAGACCACCCATATAAGTAACACCTAAGTTTGACATTACTTGCTTTGCTCTTAGTGCTTCAATGAACAAGTCACCTCTTTGGATTGTTGGAACAAACTGATCTGTTACATTCTCACCAGAGATACCACCTGTGGCTGCAGTTGTCATAACACCAGAACGCCAAGCAAAATCTGGAACATACATTCCTTGTGATTGCTTACCAGTTCTTTTAGCTATTTCTTCTGACATTTCTCTTTCAAAGCCTGCATTTTTCCAATCACCTGTTACTTGTGCTTGAATCATTCTTCCTAAAGAATAAGTTCTTTTTTCTTTAGATGCTTCTTCAATCACATTTACAGGTGTATCAAGTGGCTTGTCATTGCCAATAACGTCAAGAAGTTCACCTCTGAACTCATCTAAGTTAATGCCACGACCTAAAGCAGCTTCACCTAAGTCTGCCTTATTGTGCTTTCTTGCTAAAGTCATTATGTCCTTAGCATTTTTTGATGCTGATTTGGCTGCTTCTTGCCTTACTGCATCAAGATCGATATTTTCAGACATATTATTCTCCTTAATCTGAATGGTTGATTTTAATGTTTCGGAACTAGAACGACCAACACCAACAAGACTTGACTGATCTGCAGGGATTGAGACTATACTAATTTCCATTGGTGTAGTTGCAACACGATAATAATCTTCTGGATCATCTTCGCGTTCTACTTTTTTGTCGACACGATAACCTACAGAAATATTCTGTCTTATCCCATCAACGACATCGTTAAACACTTCCGAACTCTTTTCACCTTTTCCAAAGCGAACAGATGCTCTTAATCTTCGAGCATTTTCGTCTAGTTCAACAGATTCCACAACTCCGATTTGCTTTTCCATATCGTGATCTAATAATAAAGGCGCACGACCAGAGTTTAAAAATTCTAGGTTCATATTTTCTTTTGTATGATCCATTACTTCCATTCCAAATTGTCTTTTTACAGGTTCTTCACTTGAAACACCTACACTAACAACTCTTTTTTCTTCATCTATAGCTTTTTGATCTAGCTGAATGGCTCTGTAATCTAAAGAAATAGGTTCTTTTCTTTCATCTTCAGATGCAGTTTCTTCAACAATTTCTTCAACTACTTCTTCTGTAGTTTCTTCAGATGGCATTTCATTATGCTTTTCAAATACAACTGTAACTGTTTCATCAGTTTCTTGTACATCTACAACGTGACGATTTTCCACTTCAGCACCTCTTTCTTTATCTTTAGCGAATGTATCATAATTTTCACTATTTGTTAAGTTTACTTCACTTCTTTCATCTTCATCAATCTTGTCTAATTGCCTATCTTTATTTCTTGCCCAACTTTGACCAACATCACCACCCCATAATGCCCAAGCAATTCTGCCTGCAGATGGATAACCATCTTCACCGGGACTAAATCCCTCACCCTCTTTATCCACTTCATGCCTTGAAAAATAACTATGCATTCTTCTAACAGTTTCAGCAGATACTTCTTGTTGATTTACTAATTGCCTTGCTCTAGCAACACCAACTTCAGTTCCACCACGACCAAATTCTTTTCTCCAATCAAGACCTCTTTGTGCTTCTTTTGCCATAGCATCAGTTGGAGTTAAATTAATATCTTCGCCTTTATACTTCGCCATCATCACCCTCTATAATAGGTGTTGCAGGTGCTTTATTTCCAAATGGTTCAAATGCCATTGATAAATCAAATTGTTTTGCCATTTCTTTATCACGATTAATCTGGCTAAATGTTTCTTCTACATCACGACCATAATGTGCTGCAACATCTTGATGTGACATTATTCCATTTTGCAATCCAACAACTGCTGCATTTATTTCTTTTAATGGGTCAATCCAATTCCAACCACGACCCCTAAAAGAAGTGTTATCGTAAAATTTGTCAAATTTACTTGTGGGGATTGGTATTGTGCCAAAATCCATTGCACTTGATAACCAATCTTTGAAGATAACTTCGGCAAAGTGTTGCACCATAAATTCTTGCAAACTCTTATAACCATCTCTTTCATCTAATGCTCCTTGTCTTATAGAACTATAATTAACAGATGATAAATCACTTGATAAAGCTGCATAACTAACATTTAATCCAGATGCCACACCTCTTAACATAGCACTTTCAAACTCTGCAAATCCAGTATTAGGATGATCTGGATCAAACATTTTCATATCATACCCGGCAGGTAATTGGTGAAATGTTCCCGGTTCAACATCAATTAATGGCATATGACCATCATGTAAATCATCACCCATAAAATCATCTGAATTAGGTGTTGTTAACATACCCATTTTAGATGCACCAATTCTAGCAGCAATAATCTCTGCTTCTCTATAAGCACCTAACATCTTTAATGTGCTAATAACAGAAACCATAAATGGTTCACCTCTAGTCATATGTGTTCTAGTTGGCATAAAAATATGGATCATTTCATCTGCAGGAACTCTTATATGCTTTTGACCTTGTGTTTTATTGTAATGCCTATCACCGGGGTGACTTGTTAAGACATAATAAGCAACAGGTTTATGATAAGTATCTAACTCAACACCCATTCTAACTTGATTGCCATTTTCAAGAACTTCGTTTTTCTTTTCGTCAATCATATCAGCTTCAACTAATTGCAAGCTAAAATTATCTTTATATCTTTTGCCAGATAGTTTTTTAATAAATACTTCACCATCTCTTGCTAATGCTTCAATCGCATATTTTTGACAATCTAACCAACTCATACGACCATCAACAGTTGGATTACCTAAACGACCCCAACTTCTCCAAGCATTTTCTATAATTGCATTTCCTGCTCTATCTAAAGAACCATCATCATTTCTAGCTTTAACTTGAAGATGAAAACCTTTATCACCAACAACATTTGTTTTAATTAAATTAATATATCTTTTTGCAAATTCATTATCTCTGACTAATTCTCTTGATCTATTTCTTAGAACTTCAAGATTATATCTTAATTCACTATCTGCACTAAAAGAAGAACCAATAAAATCACCAAATAAGCGACCACCTCTTGCACCACCATAATTCCTTTTCTTTATTCTTTTTGGATTTTGGTCACGTTTTAAAAAATCAAAAATACCCATTAAAACCTCACCGAAATTGTTGCACCTGTTGGCTTACCTCGTTTAATTAATTCTTTTCTTTTATGCATAGCTAATTCTTTTTTATAATAATTTCTCCATTGAACAAGTTCATCTGGTGACATTTTAGATAAAGAACGACCATTAATAGAATAAGATAGTACATCTGCATCTGCTCTACCTTGTAAAACAGTTTCAATTTTATCTAACATTATCTCTGTGTGGCTTCGTGGATCAGCATTGTTAACATCTAGGTCTGGAATTATTTCCCATTCACCAGTTGTTACAACAATTCTATTACCACTAGATGTTTCAGTAACTTCTAACTGCCAATGGTAATGACCCTCAACATAATTAGCAGTAGCAGCACTATTAGCAGTAAAAAGATAATCACTATCTGAATTTGTACCAGATATTGTTATTTCATTAGCACCACCTGCTCTTATTCGAGCAACATATGCCATTGTGTGAGTGGTATTTGGATAATCAGTTGATAAATCTGTTCTTTTCCATTGGATAAAGTCACCTATTACGAACTGTTCTGGTTCTTCTGTAGGTGCATTGTCTGCATTAAAAAGGTTAGCCACGAATAAATCCCTTTTACAAATATTTTATTTTGTCAAGATACTATAACCCAAAATGCGATTTTGTACCATAAATTAATTATTTCCAACCATTTATGAAACTATTACCCCTATAACGATTAGGTCTAATAGGTCTTTTTGGTGTTTCTTCTGTCGTTTTTACTTTTTCATTTTGCATTCTATCAGAAATTACGTTTAAGTTTAAGTTTAAAATAGATAATGCACCAATCGCATAAACCCTACAATCTAACGCTTCATTTCTTGTTCTAGTTTTGACAAATTCACGTCTAGGAAAACCTTTATGAAATTTAGTAACAATTTTCTCACTTGATGCTAATTGTTTAAAATATTCATCTGGTCTATCATCTGGAAAATGACAAAAACCTGCACCAACTTCATTAATCTTTAATCTTGAAAAAACTAACTCCTTGATATTATCAACACCTAAAGTAAACAATCTAATTTTACCAATATTGTTTCTTGTAGGTCTAGACACTATTGGTCGACTTTCTCCTGCCATACCTTTTATCGCAAATATTCTTCTACCCTCTCTAGGTCTAACAAAATTATAAACTGCTTGTGTATAGTGACCACCACTAT